TATCGTCGCAGCGATGCCTTGGCGAAGCGGCGGAAGCTCATGGAGGCATGGGCGAGCTATTGCGCCACGGTCAAGACCGGCAACGTCTTGCCGATGAAAGCGGTGAGGTAACGCCATGCCGCGCAAGGGAACCAGCGGAACAGGAATCACCGCCCGCGAAGTTACGCTTTACGACGTGCAGCGTGGCGAGAGCCTGCCAAAAAGCTTTTGGGAGGGGATAACCGAAGCGTTCAAGAAGCACGGCCATTTCGGCATGGTCGCGCTAGAGGCCGAGGAAATCTGCAATCAGGTCTTGGCGAACTTCAAAGGCGATATGGCTCCGGTCGATAGCCCGGAAGCATTCGCACAGATAATTCTCAAGCATATCGCAATCGCAAAAGACAACATCGGGCACCGCGACGATGCCGATTACGCTGCGCAACATGCCTTTGAGGCTGGCGTGGAATGGGCTCGCGCGATGATGAAGTGGCAATGGGAGATTGACGCGCTGCGCGGTCAGAAGGTTGCGGGTGGCGAACGCAACGCGGCTCACCAAACAAATCAGCGTCACGACAAACTTAGAGAATCCCGGTTCGCGCGTATGGCCGAATTGGTGCCATCGATCGGCGTCGATAAGGCGGCGGCACAATGCGAAGTTGAGGGACTTGGAAAGCGAACCGGCATTAAGCGCCAATGGTATCGCCATCATCCGAAAAAGAGTGACACCTAGACCGCTGTCACAAAGCAAATAGAACACGTTCGACGCCGCTAACCCGAGCGGCCAAGACAACAAAGCCGCTCAGAACAAATGGAGCGGCACCTTGAACGACATTCCCGTTTTAATCTCCCTTAACGACGCTTGTCGGCTGACGTCGCTCAGCCGCACCGCCATCAATCGCTGGCGTGCCCTTGGCAAGTTTCCGAAAGCTGTTCCTCTTGGCGACAAGCGCGTGGCGTTCATCCGCGCCGAGGTTGACCAGTGGATTCAGGACCGCATTGCAGAGAGGGCGGCGTGATGGATAGCGCCCTCACTCGCAAGGAAGCGGAATGGCTTATCGAATCCCTGCTTGCCTCGCTGGACGAATTGGACAGCGACCCGGACCTTGAGGATGTGGACGAAGATGCCGCCGTCGATGACACCGGCTGCGACGACCCTCACGAGGACGACGAGGACACTCACGACCGCGAGAACGATCCTGCGGACGGTCCAGAGGAGGTCAACGAGGACGGCGACGGCAATCCCGACGACGAACCGAGCTTGTGCGGTATCCATGCCGATTCCGGCTACAGCGGCACCGGCTTCGACGCGGAACTAGATGACAGCGACATGGAGCCGTCCCTTGGCTGGACCACAGGCGGCACGTTGGGCGACACGTCCGACCGCGAATCCGATGCTGGCGACGAACCGGAATCGGAGAATGAGGTATGACGCACAAGGAATCGTCAGACGATTATCACCGCGTTGTCGCCATCCTCAATCCGCGCCACCGCGTCATTATTTGTCGTGATGGCATCCAGTTGATTTTGCAGCGCCGTGCGGGAGAAAGGCACGGCAGAGCACGTTGGGATAGTCGAAGCTACTGCCGTACCAGAGAGGGCCTAAATCGCGTCTGCCGTGAACTTGCGGGCGAAATAGACCCTGTTGCGGCTGCCATACTGGCCGCGCTGCCGGATTATATCGGGCAGCGTCACGAATGACAGAAACCAAAACGAAAGAACAGGTGCGGTCATTCACTGGCGACAAGCTGGACTGGATGGCCGGGCTTATGAGCGACCCGCGATTGGACTCAAGAGCGTTTGAAGTCGGGTTTTGTATCGCGCAAAGCGTCAATCAGCATTCCGGGCTGGCCATTCTGTCGGATGAAACCATTGCCGACAAAACCAGCATCCCTAAGCGTTGGATACAACGCGCGCGTACACTGTTGCGAGAATGCGGATGGATAGACTGGCGGCGGACCAAAACGGCTAACGTCTATTGGACCAAGGGCGATCCGCTGAATGCCGTGATGGATCATCAAATCATGCTGAAAGATTGCCGCAATGAGCGCCGGAAGAAACTCAGGAAGGCGAAACAGGATTCGCCACCCGTGGCGCATCTTAAATTGAAAGAACTGCCACCCGTGGCAATTCCAGATTCGCCACCCGTGGCCAATCGGGATTCGCCACCCGTGGCGAACATACACCTTAGTAGTTACACCTTCGATATTACACCTTCAAAGAATTAGCTTACCAAAGGAAGGCGGTAGTTATTGAAGGGAGAGGATAGGGCAGGATGAAATCAGAGATTTTCACGACAGCGAAAGCGTTCAACGCAGCGAGCAAGGAATCTGATTGGGGTTATGAGATCGTGCAGGAGGGCGACCTTTGGAAGCTCATCAAGATTGATGGCACGTTCATCTGTTCGGCTCCGCAGGAGTCATTGATCGTGTTGTTCGGCAAACTGCACAGTGAGATCGACAAGATCACCGCAGGATAGCTTGCCCTTACTGTCCCTAGTATCCATGCGGTTGCATTGAAATAATATTGCGTTCGCGGTATGTTCCGCGAATGGACAGCATCCTCGATGGCGACCTTGCTGACGAGATAGCGGACGCGCTGGATAGCGCGGGCATTCCGTTTGCCGTCAGCATCACCCGCGACGTGCCCGGCGAAGGTGGCGACCCATTCGACCCACCGCCGCCCGTATCCACCACCTACAACGGTAGCGGATGGCTAGACGATTGGGGTGCGGACTTCATCGCGTCGGGCTTGGTTGAGCGTACCGACGCCAAGATCATCATCATCGCCACCACCATTGCCATCGTCCCCGCTGCCGGTGACAGCGTGACGGTGCGAGGCAAGACGTATTCGGTTCTCAACGTCGCCGCTGATCCCGCGCTCGCGACCTACACGTTGCAGGCGCGCGCATGACCGCGCAATCTGGTTCCAATAGTCGGCGCTTGGGCGGGGAACCCAAACGGAGGGGCGGGCTGTCCCGCTCTCGCTCCCAAGGGAAAAATTCGGCCGAAATCGCCATTGGATTCCTGGAGACGCTGAAAATCCCGGAAGGTCCGAAGGCTGGGCAACCGCTGCGGCTCGCTGGTTTCCAGAAACAGTTTGTCCGTGGTGCGCTCGATCCGGCCAACATGGTGGCGGTGCTTTCTATCGGGCGCGGCAATTCGAAAACGGCGACGGCGGCCGGCATGGCGCTGGGCAGTCTCATGGGCGAGTGGGACAAACAGCCGAAACGGGAAATCCTGTTCGCGGCGCGCAACCGCGACCAAGCCAAGACGGCATTCAACTTCCTTGTCGGGTTCATCGAAAGCCTGCCCAAGGCCAAGCGCGAACTGTTCACCGTCCGGCGCGGCTCGCGTCTTGAGGTGGAATACAGCGGCAACGGCGGCGGACTGGCGCGGTGTATCGCAGCCGATGGCCGCAGCATTCTCGGCGGTGCGCCGACGCTGGCAATCCTCGATGAGCGGGCGGCATGGGAACGCGAAAAAGGCGACCTGCTGGAAAACGCTATCTTGTCCGGACTTGGCAAGCGCGACGGCAAGGCGCTGATTATCTCCACGTCGGCACCGGATGACGCCAACACGTTCTCGCGGTGGATGGATGAACCGCCGCCCGGCACCTACGTTCAGGAACATCGTCCCGCGTTCGGCCTTCCTGCCGACGATGCGGAATCCCTGCTGATCGCCAATCCCGGCGCTGTCGAGGGCATCGGCGCAAGCGTGGAATGGTTGCAGGCGCAAGCCCGTCGCGCCATCGCTCGCGGCGGTTCGGCGCTGTCGTCGTTCCGCAATCTCAACCGCAATGAGCGGGTTTCGTCCGAAGATCGATCGGTGCTGATTACGGTCGACGAATGGTTATCGGCGGAAGTGAAGCCGGACGATTTACCGGCGCGCTCCGGTCCCTGCATCCTTGGCGTCGACCTTGGCGGCTCGCGCTCGATGTCGGCGGCGGCGCTGTATTGGTTCGAAACCGGCAGGCTCGAAACGGTCGGCGCATTCCCTTGCGTTCCGTCCCTTGCTGATCGTGGTGCTTCCGATGGTGTCGGCAACCGCTACACCGAAATGCAGGAACGCGGCGAACTGTTCACGATGGGCGACAACACCGTGCCGCCCGGCCCATGGCTCGCGGAAGTCGTCCGGCAGGTCGACGGTGCCAGCATCGCCGCAATCGTGGGCGACCGTTTCCGCCATGCCGAATTTATCGAGGCCATGGCCAAGGCCAATCTTCGCGTGCCGTTCATCTGGCGCGGGTTCGGTTGGAAAGACGGCTCCGAGGATATTGAACGCTTCCGCCGTGCTCTGTTCGATGGGCAGGTGAAAACGCTGCCATCGCTGCTGCTGCGCTCGGCATTCGGTGACGCAATCACGTTGGTCGACCCGGCCGGCAACCACAAGCTGGCGAAAAGCCGTTCCCTTGGTCGGATCGATGCTGCGGCCGCAACCGTGCTTGCCGTCGCGGAAGGTGCCCGGCGCATTGCCCGTCCCGTCAAAGTCGCGAGGGCACCGCAATGGGCATGAACCGCCGCGACTACGCCAACCATTCGGCAAAGGTCTGTCGTTCGAAACGATGGCCGGCGCTGCGGCTCGCTGCGAAACGGCGCGACGGATTCCGCTGTGTGTCGTGCGGTGCTGCCGGCAGTCTTGAAGTCGACCACATCAAGCCGGTGCGCTCGCACCCGGAGTTGTCGTTCGAACTGTCCAATCTCCAAACACTCTGCATCCGGTGTCACAGCCGCAAAACCCGAATCGAGGTCGGAATGAACGAAACCGACCCGAAGCGCCAAGCCTGGCGCGATCTTGTCCGCGCCATCGCGCAACCCAAACCAAAGGAAATCCCATGCTTACCAGTGTGACTATCCAGCGTCGTCAGTCTGAAATCCGTCAGGCGCTTGCCGGTCTTGTCGGCAAGTCCGAACTGACCGAGGACGAAACCCGTTCCATGGAATCCATGGATGCGGAGTATCGCAGCAACGAAACCCGCTATCGTGCCGCGCTGATCGCGGAAGATGAGGAACGCCGCGAGGCCAAGGACGATCTGGAAACCCGTTCCGATAAGGAATATGCGGAGCTGGTCGGCAAGTTCGAACTGCGTCAGGTCGCGCAATTCCTCGATAGCGGCGACAAGATCACCGGCCAGACTGCGGAAGTGGTCGAGGAAATGCGGTCGAAGGGCAGCTATCGCGGCGTGCCGGTGCCGATGGCCGCGCTGGAAATTCGCTCCGGTGAAACCATCGCCAGCGGCGTCCCTGATCCGATTGTCACCAAGCCGATTATCGACCGCCTGTTTCCGTCGAGTGTTGCGGCGCGTGTCGGCGTGAATCTTATCAACATCGACTCGGGCGCGGTCGAATGGCCGGTTGTCACGTCGAGCGTCACCGCAGGCTGGGCCGATGGCGAACTTGCGGACATTGCTGGACCGACTGCATTCGCAACCACCGACAAGGCGCTGAAGCCGGAACAGAACTTCGGCGTGCAGATGGTGCTTTCGCGCAAGACGCTGAAACAGTCCGCCGGCATCGAGGATGCGGTTCGTCGTGATATGAACAGCGCGATCGGCGCCGGGCTCGATAAGGCGTTTTTCCTTGGCACCGGCGCGAACGGTCAGCCGCTCGGCATGTTCCCCGGTCAGGCGACTTATGGTTTCGCCACCACCGGCGTCAACGCCGCTGCATCGTGGTCCGCGTTCCGGGCTGCGGTTGTCGCCTTCATGACCGCCAACGCTGCGAACGGTCCCGGCGACGTCAAGCTGCTGATCCGCCCGGAAGTGTGGTCCGATCTGGATGACACGTTCGCGGATGAAGGTTCGGGCATCACCGAATGGGACCGGCTGGTGAAGAACGTCGGCGCCGGCAACATCATCATGTCGAGCAACGCGGTTGCGGCTCCGGCTAGTTCGCCGTTGTCGTCCAAGGCGCTGCTGACGACTTCCGCCGGTGGCGTTGCTCCGATCTTCGCGGCCATGTGGGGCGGTGTGGATCTGGTGCGCGACCCGTATGCGGGCGCTGCGGCTGGTTCGCTCAAGCTGACGGCCATTTTGACCGCTGACGTGACCGTGGCGCGTCCGGCTCAGTTGGCCGTGCTGACGGGCATCCAGTAATGGAAACCGCCGCCCTTTGGATGGGCGACCTTGAAACGCGCGCCTCCCGTAAAGGGGGGCGCAGGATCAAGGGGCGTTTTCCGTACAAATCGCGCGCCGTCTTGAGTGACGGCGGCAGAAAAGGTGCAAGGCCCAAAAAAGAGGAATTTGCGCCAAAGGCATTCGCCTATCGCGTCAACAAAGCGGATGAGGAAATCCATTTGTTGGTGGGGCATAGCTATGACAAGCCGCTCGCCAGCAAACTCAACGGCACGTTGCGGCTGGTCGACAGTGCGGAGGCATTGACATTCGAAGCGGATATTTCACCGCAGATTATGGAAACGACTTACGGTGCGGACATTATCCGGCAGATTGAGAGCGGGCTTGCTGTCGGGATTAGTCCTGGCTTTCGCTTGCCGCCGCCGCGCGCCGTCGCAAAGCCGGAAGCCTTCACCGATGAAGGTTATGACCCGTCGCGCGGCATGTACAACGCGCTAATCAGAACGATTTTTCAGGCACTTTTATTCGAGGCGTCGATTGTCGTGGTGCCCGCTTACAAGGAATCCAGCGTCGAGGTTTTGCCGGAAGATGGCGAGGACGAAGATTTGTCAACATCTGTTGACATTCCGCCGCCGCCACCCGTCACCGATGCAGAGAAACTTGCGGCCGGATGGACTTGGCAAAACGGTGCGCTTGTGCCGCCGCCGCAGGAGAACGCTTCCACCGTGCCTTTAATCGTCGCTCCGGTGCCCTTGCTGCGTCCGGTGCCGATCATCAAGCCGGTGAGGCCAGCTATTGCGAGGTATCGATGACCACCACCATTAAACAGGTCGAGGGCGTGCCGGTGTCATATCCGACGCAATCGCCAGCCATCGAATTGAATGACGTGGCATGGCAGCGCGTCGAGCAATGGATTGCATGGCGCTACACGTCCCGTTCTGTGTCGTGGACCGTTGCTGGTCCGGGCGAATGGAATCCGCCGCTGGCACCGACCACAATCACCACCGTTGAAATCTGGAACGGCACCGGCTGGGACAACATCACGCCAGATGCGTCGCCGCTCGGCGGCTATGTGCTGCCCGGCCATGGGCCTTATCGATTCACTGGCACCGTTGGCGGCGGCACCGTTCCCGCGAATGTCTGGGAGGCTGTGAAGCGTCTGGCGGCCTATCTCAACACCAAGGGCGGCAAACCCGGCGCACGCTCCGAAAGCGTCACGGCGGGCAGCGTCAGCGTGTCGTCGTCGCGCTCGCCAACGTGGATGGCAGCGGCAATGCAGAACAGCGGCGCGGCGGATTTGTTGAGAGGGCTTCGCAATGTTTGAACGTCTTAAACGCATGTTGTCGCCGGCCACCGAAAAGCGGTCGGCCGGTTCGGGCTTCACGGCGGAAGTCATCCAGATGCGCGAAGCCTATATCGGCGGGCGTCGTGGCATCGCAGAACTGACCGCCACCGCTCAATCGTGTGTCAGCCTTTGGGAAAACGGCTTCACGCTCGCGGCCGTTGATGGTGCCGACATGCTGGACCGTCGCACCATGGCGCTGATCGGGCGTTCGCTGGCGTTGCGTGGCGAGTCGGTATTCCTGATCGATGGCGATGCGCTGGTGCCGTGTTCGGATTGGGATTTGCGAACCCGGAACGGTCGGCCTTCCGCTTATCGCGTCAGCATCCCCGAGGCTGGCGGCGGTACATCCAGAACGGCTTTAGCGGGCGAAGTGCTGCACTTCCGCATTGGCAGCGACCCGGCAGCGCCTTGGTTTGGCACCGCACCGCTGCGACGTTCTACGCTTACGGCGGGCATGTTGAATGCGGTCGAGTCCGCGCTGTCGGAAGTGTTCGAACTGGCACCGATCGGCAGTCAGGTCGTGCCCATGCCGGAAATGCCCGAGACTGACACCGCCGCGATGGGACGGTCCTTCCGTGGTCAGCGTGGCCGCGTTCTGCTCCGGGAATCCGTGGGAGTGTCCGCCGCCGGTGGACCGCAGCCTAACAGCGATTGGCGGCCTGCCGACCTGACCCCGGACCTGCAACGCGCCATGACGCCAGAAACCCTTGAGGCGGCGCGCAACGGCGTTCAGGCGGCGTTCGGCGTGTTGCCCGGCCTGTTCGTGTCGCAGGCTCAGGGGCCGCTTGTCCGCGAGGCGCAACGGCATCTCGCACAGTGGACGTTGCAACCGATTGCCGAACTGATCGCGGAGGAATGCACCGTGAAGCTGGGCGGCGCTGTCACCATCGACACCATGGGACCGACGCAGGCCTTTGACGCGGGCGGCAGCGCGCGGGCGTTCGCAACGCTCGTTCAAGGTCTGGCGATGGCGAAGGAATCCGGCGTCGACGCCAAGGCGGCATTGGCGATGCTGGATTGGGCAGACGGCAACGCGGCGTGAGGCAGCGCCATGTTGCAGATATCGCGCCGTCGCAAAGCCCAAGGATCATGGGATAGCTATCGCTACGGTTCGGCCGTCAAGCCGACCCTGCCGCCGCTGTTCAAGGGCAAGCGCCGGGAATCTGCGATTAGCGAAACGATAGGCTGGCTTGAAACCTTTCGTTTCAGCAAGTTTGAACGTGAGGGGGATTGCCGGAATGGCATCCGCGCCACGCTATGCCTCCGAGGCCATTCCTGGGGCGCTGCGGACGCCACCGCTGCCGACGTGGTACGCGAGGGGCTGCGGCGCATCGGGGCGGAACGGCCGTCTTGGTATCAGGGACAGCCCGACTATGCGGAAGGTCGCGAACGGTGCCTGCGGTGCGCCAAGTTCGTCGACGAATCTGACCAAGCGGCGGGACGGCGGTTTTGCTCACAGGAATGCGCGCGCGTCTATCGTGTGCTGCTCGCCTATGAACCGCCGCCAGTCCGGCCGGATAACCGCGATTGCGCTGCCTGCGGGAAAACCTTCCGGGTAAAGACCTACTCTCCCAACCAAAAGTATTGCAGCCGGACATGTGCCGGGACCGGCGAACCGCTTCAACCACGACCGTGTGAATGGTGTGGAAACGAGTTTCAGCCGACGCGGGGCATGTTGCGATACTGCTCGCGCGATTGCGCCAGCTTTGCGAACATCCAGAAATTCCGCGATGCTAATCCGGAGCGGTCCTGCATCATCTGCAAGGTCACGTTCCGCCCGAAACAAGCACGTCAGGAAGTATGCAGCTATTCATGCAGGGTCCGGCGCGACAAGATTAGAGACAACGCCAGAAAGCGCGCCGCGTCCGGCTTCTACTGCGAGGCAGCGGAATAA